GTCATGAACGGAGAACGGTCATCTTCATTGAATTTAACCAACGAAGGCATACATGGCCATGGCGACGAAAGGGGGCACGGAGCCACCCCGTAAAGCTGTTCGATGAATTCAACGGTCGGGACCGTTGGAAACTTACCGACTAAGCCTAAGTTGCGCCAAGGATGTTTCTTTGCGGTTTGTTCATCAATGAAGATATGGCCGATACAATAGTCCTTTTGAAGTCTCTTTAAGAAATCATAGCACACATCTCGTACACTCTTTGAGAAAGGGTTATCAAGCAAATGACCTAAAGCCCTCTCAGCAGCGATAACGGCATCAGGCCGTTCCCGACTGTTAGGGTTGAACTCTTCAGGCATAAGCAATCTAGCATGAGTCTCGACAGGAGGCCGAAAAGTAAAGTACTTTCCGTTACGGTAATGGACATACTTAGAAAGAAAATCAAGGTCACCAATGTATCTTGAGGAATGAATCCTCCCGACAACGCATCCAAAGAGTGCATAACTCTCCTTCAACATTTCATCAGTAACACTATCAGGAACTAACATAAAGTTGTCATCGCCATAAAGCAGGTGCAGGATAGGAATCCGAAGTTCTTTCATCATGCATCTAAAAATCACTTCATGAATTAGTGTATTATCGTTGGCTGTATTGGCCCATCCACTTTTCATTCCCTGAAACAGCTGGAAAATGTGACCTCCAGGAAACGCCACCTTGGCATTTACCATATCACTGAGTACATCAAGGAATCGCTTACAAAAACTTGTGTTCAAGCCAGCTTTTCCGAATAACCCAGTGTAGAAGTCCTCCAATCCAGAGAACAGTTTTGAATGTAGATGAGCATCCCAACCTTTGATATCAACCGAAACATATCTGTAACCTTCAGGGGCCATTCCGCGATCCGCTTTGAAAAACGTAGCGAACTTTGCGGCACCCCCATGCATCCATGACATGCCGACAGCGCACCATTCAGCATGAGCATTAAAATACTCAGCGATAGGCTGCACAAATAACATGGCAATCAGCATTGGGGAAAACCCAGCATACATGATTAATCGTCCTTTATCATCCTGTCCAACGTTTCGCATCCGAGCCCGTCCAGTAGTATACCAGACATGATCAGACATGAAACTGTCAAACAAACCTCCGTCCTTCATCATGTCAGTAGCTTGTTGAATAGCATCCTCCATGCAGTCTCTCCTTTTTACCCCAGGTTTGAAAGGAAATCCAGCGGCTGATGACTGATCAACATTCAGATTGTAAAAATCCAAATTGTTGACCTGACATCTTAGCCTTTCCTCAAAACTGCGGTAAGCCGGGTCGGCTGACATTTCGCTGCTAATTTCGTCAAAAAACTGACCAATCTCATGCTTAGATGCCGAAAAATTTCGGATCTCAGCAAATTCCTCTAAATGTTGCAATCGTAGATCGAGATCAGGGTTAACGCGTTTGTAAGTGCCGAATGCTTCAGTAGCCTCTTTCCCATGAAACCTATCGTAGAATCGCTTCACGAAAAAATCAATGGGATAGCGGACTCCTGACATATTCGGCAACAGCAAATCGCGTTTGCCAAGATAAACGGTCTTTGAACTGCGCAAAAAATCAATGTACACGTCCTTCATTTTCCTTTTAAGTAACCGCTGACGGGTCTCGTCGAAATCATAGATATCAACGGAAAACCGGTCGATCACCAAAAGAAAAATAAAGAGATCGCGAAAGCTTAGAGAAGGATGTCCAAATACCAGAGATAATGGAACAACCTCATCAATGCATCGCAAGACGTATACAGTGAATAAGAAGAAAACAAGAGTGAAGTACGCTTCAGAACACGAAATTCTGAAAACATAACGTTGTAGTGCTTTTTGGCCACCTAAGGGGTCTGTTGTGGCCGAATCCCGGATTTTACTCATAATTAAATCGATGTTTTTGTCAGATACCTAGTATACCTGAGTAGTCGCTTCGAGATATG